CCACGACCACGACCCCGACCCTATGAGCATCATGTGCTGGTTCATTCCGCCTCACTCTCCCTCCAGTCGCCCGACCACGACCACGACCACGGCCACGGCCCCGACCCCGACCCCGACCGCGACAACGAGGACCCCGACCGCGACCACGACACCGACCACGACACCGACCGCGACCGTGACCGCGACCACGAGGACCTCGACCGTGACCACGAGGACCGCGACCCTATGAGCATCATGTGCTGGTTCATGATGCCTCCGATAGCGCCTACTCGACCCCCGAAGGTAACGCGTGATTCCAAATATCAATATCAACGATGGCCCCGTGTGCGACTCTGCGAACGCCTGGGCAGCGCTCAAAGCGTGTTACCTCCCCCGCAGCCAGCGCGGTCTCGTATGTTCCAGTATCCACACACCAACCGGCCTCGCGTAGGTGGACAAATAGGGGGCCTATTTTGTCCACCGTGCCAATAGCGTACATTGTACAGGTGCGAATTAAGATAGTTTCGCCTAGCCGGTACTCGGATGAGTAGTCGGTGGCTGCAGAGGGTGACTCGGCTGCGCCAAACAATTTAGCGGCGACTGCATCGGTGATTGCTTTTGTGATTTCTGTTTTATCGAACATAGCTGGTACCTAGAAAGCCCCGAACGCTCTACGCGGACGGGGCTGGGTGCTGTGGGCCGGGTTCGAACCGGCGACCTCCAAGGTGAATCCTGAGAGTCGAAACTGCGGGCCTTGGCGCTCTACCAACTGAGCTCCCACAGCGAGACGCTAGACGATGACAGGCAGTACCGCGTGTGCTTTGCCGGCTAACACACGGTTGAGACTCGATAGTGGCCCATCAGGTGCCGATTCGGTGCCGAGGATCTCCGCCACGAGATGTGCAGGCTCTGCGAGTTCATGCGTCCAAACGCTGCGCCCTGCTGCGGCTTCGACGGCTCTGTGAAACTCCTTAGCCGGCATACAAAGGAGGTCCTGACGGAGCTGCGCAAGCGCCACGGACCTAGCAGGCACGCCGACCCACCAAGACGTGTCGGCTAATGCAATGGCGTCAATAGATGTTGATATCGCGGCCACTTTGTCCTCGATAGGGTGCCGGGTGATGTTGCTTGCTTCGATATTCATTGCGTACCTTAAATTGCGACAAAAGCGCTCTCGGGCATATCAAACACAGGTCGACCCAGTCGCCACTCGAAGGCTGTGTCATCAGGCTCTAGCTCGTCGATGGCCCGGAGCGCAGCCGCCAGAGCATCGTCGATGGCGCAAAGTAGATAGTCCGATAGATTGGCGGGACAGAGCACCATCTCGCCGGCGGTGGTAGACCACTGAGCCGTGCCGAGGTAGGCCGTCTCACTATAGATGTCGACCGATTGATCATCATTTAGATCCGCGAAGTACTGCGCCCCGCTGTGTTCCAGTTCCACGTCCACCCCAGGACTTTGGGGCCGCGGTGTATTCTTGTCAAGATATCAGTTGACAGGTCCGCGATTATCTCGCCGCGCGCTTTGGGATTGGCACGATCTATGCTGTGGCCCCTATAGCTAGTACTCGTGCGCGCGGTGAGCTCACGCCGCCGCCCGGGTCCCACGCCGCCAGCCGCGGAGCGCAATCTCGAGGCGCCTACACGACCCTTCGCAAGGGGGGATCCGGTAGCAATTCGGCAGCCTATCCACGCCGCATTTCGCGTGCTTGACATAAAATGGGGCCCAAAGGTATTTTCATCGTACGCCCGCAGCGGGCTCGGTTGCCCCCAGGCAACCAGGCCCGCGGGACTGCGTCCCTCGGAGCGTATCACATGAAAATACCTTAGGAACTCCCCTGATCCCTAAGGTATCCCGCTTCATCCCCAGTCAACCACAACCCCACGCAACGAGCCCCAGACGCTTTTCAGCCGGTGTCTGGGGCGTTTTTATTTGCCTCTCGCCCTCGCATAGTGCGCTGAGCCGTTGTCCAATTTTGGACACCACAGGCAAACTATAACTTGACACCCCGCGCTGCGATACCCATGCTTCGGGTGTGGTCTTGCTACATCAACTCGCTCCATTGAAGCGCGTGCGCCGCGCCAAGAATCCCCCGCCAGAGGCCCCATCGCCCATAACCGCACAGCCCGCGCCCACTATTGCACATAAGACGGAGCCGAAATGACCGTCAAAAGATCGCGCTCGCAGTCGCGGCTAATCACGAGCAGTCAGAGCTATCAGCCCACCGAAATTATCCAGTGCCCAAGCGCCGCGAAAGCCAGTGAGAAGCGTGGGTATGGGTGGGGAATGCACCTACCCCACCAGCGGGCGGGCGCCATCATCCTGGCGATCCGCGGGGGTCATCACGCTTGCTCGGCCATGAGCGACTATATAGTGGGGAGCGACCCGAGCGCGGCGGCGAACCCCAGCATGTTACTCAAGATCTGCAAGTCGCTAGCACTGACCGGCCTGCTGGTGCCGTACATCGAGGCTCTCCCACAGAATCGCATGCGCTTTATGTTCTTTCTAGCCTGGGCACCGCCGGACACCGATTCGGAGTATTGGCGGCACCTGCTCACCCTGGAAGAGTCCAACGAGCGCGTACCCGAGGCGGATAGCGCCATAACTCGTCGGTGGGTGGCCTAGTGGCGAAGTCCCCAGACTATCGGCCGCCAGCCCTCGATGCTGCGAGGTCCCCGAACATCTACGAATCTCTCCTTACAGCCCTTCGCGGGCTCTATGGCGAGCCAGCCTACGAGCTATTGCTGCCTGGACCTCCAAGGGGCTTCACTGTGGCGCGCAAGACCGAGGGGTCGCCCACGGCGATGAGGTCCCGGCTCTGGGCGCGCGAAGCTCAGGCCATGCTCGACCACGAATATTCCGAGTTCTTTGTTTCGGCTACCAAAGATTCCCCGTTATTTTTCTTTACGCAAGCTTGGTTTGGCTCCGGGCGCCATTGCGACCCGGAAAACACGCACAAGCTTCTCAAGGATGCACTATTCCGGCACGGTGAGGGGCTTAAAGATAAGTACACCGCCGGTGCATTCGCCGGTCCTTTATATGATTTACTCCAACCGCGCACCGAGGTGTATATTTGGCGCCTTTCGATGCCCGAGGCCGAAAAGGTCTCCAGCCCTCCGGCGCCGGCAACACTTGTACGCCCGCCAACGGCCGCGGATGTTCCGCGCCAGACCGTGACGGCGAAGCCGATTAAATCTAACAACCCCTTCGATATGTTGAAATGACCCACATGTATACCAACAGACTACAAGGCGGAGAACGCGCATGGACATGAACGACATTATCGCTGCGATGTGTGGCTGCGAGGCCTGTGTCAGACGCCGCACGGCCGCCGCTGAGCGGTTCAAATCTCTCCGGGGTACCGAGGCTCCGGAAAGCTCCGACGAGCTCTTAGAAAGGCTCTCAGGCTTCCGCGTCGGCGACACGGTCCGGGTGATCAAGCACGACTGTGGCACCACCCGCATCGTGGGCCTCATCTCCGCCGAGCGTATCGGCGAGTGTCCGACGTGCGAGCTGCTCACGGAGATTGATATCCCTCGTCCCGACGGCACCAAAATGCCCGTGTCCTGGGTGTGGCACGCTCCGAGCACGTGGCTGGAGCGCGTGAGAGACCCGCGAGACTGCGCCGCGAACGGTCGCGCAGGCGACACGCAGCACATTCTCACCATCGCACCAGGCTCGATGGTGAAGTACCGAAATCGGCCCGATGAGTCGCCCTACATCGGCATCGCTGTAGTCTGCGAGCTGGCGTACAAGACACCTGAGCGCCCATCCTGGCACATCGAGCCAGGCGACTACATGCTCCACGCTCGCGTGTGGAGCGAGACCACCGAGGCCGACGGCCAGTGGCTGCACGCCACGCAAATCGTGGAGGTGATGCAGTGAGGAGTCTCCCCGATATCCTAGCTTGGGGCCTAGTTGTAAGCCTCGGTGGCGTCCTCACAGCCTCCCATGTCCTAAACATAATCCACGCGTCACACTACAACGAAGACCCCCCAAGCATAGCGCTACCCCCCGCGTGCTCAACGGACGAGTACATCGCCACCATCGAGTACATCGTCGACGCCGATACCTACGACCTTCGCGTGCGGCTGCCCTACCTGCCCAGGCCCATCTACATCGTCGAACGTGTCCGCCTGGCGAAGGTAGACGCCCCAGAACGCCACACGAAAGAGGGCAAAGCTGCGGCTAGCTACGTGGCCGAATGGTTCGACCGAAACTATCAGGTCATCTACCAGGACCTCGGAAAAGACAAGTACGGGCGTCGAATTGCCCGGCTTGAGAGCACATCAACCGCGCAGTCGCTTGCCGACGCGCTCATCGGTTCGGGCCATGCGGTGCCGTATCTGGCAAAATAGGGCTTATGGTACGCTTGTCGCATGGCCCAAAAAGTTCTCGGATTCCGGAACTGGAAAATCGCTCTCGCCGTAGTAGGTTGCCTAGTCGCAGCCGTGACGGTGATTGTCGTGGCTGCAGCACACAGCCATTGCAACGTAGCTATCAGCGCCAGTGGCGTGACTGTGCAGTGTTTGGAGACTCATCATGACTGACGTCCTACTATGGCCTACCCCTGAATCGCTCAACGAACAAAACGCGGCTACCTGCTGGCGGCCGACGCATGAAGCTATGCTGGCCTCCAGGCAAGGCGACAAACTACGCGATAAAGAGTCAGCCAAGCGCGCTGTAGCACTGGCAGACAACTGGCAAGAGAATGTGAAGACCTACGCTCCCGCCGGGGCTACGCATTACAAGTCCACAGGCGCCGAAAGCATGATATTCGAGCCCGCAACGGGGAAAACGCTTATTACATCGCATGTGGAGTACGCCGAATTGCCCGCGCAGCACGGGCTTAGCGGCTGGTCACCGCTGCGCAAGGGAGTAGGATAATGGAAACGCAAGCGCAAATCAGGCAAAGGCTCCGCGGTGAGTCATGTGGTGAGTGTAAGACGTGTTGCGATGAGCTCAAGGCTCGCGTTGCGGAGCTTGAGGCGGAAATCGCAAGCAGAAAGCCTAGACCCTGGGACACGCATCCCAGTGATGGGACGCCGTTCCTAGCAGTGTACGAGACGCCGGAGCCCGACAGGGCCGTGTGTTACCCGGGCGCAAGATATGTGAAGACGCTGGATGGTTATGCGTTGATCCACCTCGGCAAGGGTGAGTGTGCGGGGTGGCTGCCGCTTCCCGCCGAGCGCAAGGAGGGCGGGGCGTGAGACTTGAAGGCTGTGGAGACAACTCATGCATGTTTGGAGCGTCGGGCGGCATGGGTACGAACTGCGGCTGCCGCTGCCTCGAACACATTCTACCCCCGCATGCACGAGCCGGGCGGGTGCGTGTTCGTGCGAATGTGTCTAAGCTGCGGGCCCGCGTGGCGGAGCTTGAGGTGGAGCTTGCGAGGTTGCTCCGTGAGAGGGTGGAACTGATGCGCCTCGTTGCATCCAGAGCCCTGCCCGACGAAGCCGTGAGCCTGAGCTATGAGAGCAAGGAGGGCGGGGCGTGATGTTGTATTCACTTGAACAACTGAAAGCGTACGGTGCTGCTCGGGCATTACTGCCGGAGCTGCCGACGCTCGCGGACCTGCACGCGCTCAAGGGGTCTCACGCCGAGCTCGTGGCCCGCGTGGCGGAGCTTGAGGCGAGGCATCAGTACATGTCTGGGCACACTATGGAAACCGCGTGTGAAGTGTGTGGCAAGGTTACTCGCAACAGTCTGGGCGACATAATGCACCTGGCCGTAAGCTTCGGAATCGCAACGGGCGCACTGCCCAGTGATAGCAAGGAGGGCGGGGCGTGAACAGTGATGGAATCAATCGAAGCAAGGCCCAGCAGCTCATCTGCGAGGTGCTAGCCGAGCGTTGCGAGCAATCAGCGACAGTCCGGGAGGTCTTCAAGGACTGTTTTCCGCTACTGAGCAATCTCGTGCCGGGCTTTACGCCCTATCGACGAGCCGAGGGCTACGAGGGTAGCGAGGTGCCCAATGGCCTCTAGGAAACCCAAAAAAGACCCCACATGCCCCGACAGAGCCGCCCGCATCGAGGATTGGAGCGAGGTGCGGAACCTCGGCATCCGAGAGGGGCTGGAAATGGCCCTTGCAGCTATCCCGAACTCGCGCAGCAACGTTTTGGCCCGAGCGGCCATCATCACCCGAGGTACCCGGCACTTCGGCAGCCCAGATTGGCGAAAATGAGCGACACACCAGAAAGCACCCCTCCAGCCTGGTTCCAGGACCTTGAGTTTCGGTCTTGGGTCAAGCGCGAGCTCGGCGGGCTACTCCCAACCCCTCCAGCCACGACGACGATCGAAGAGGCCACCGCCATGTTGATGGCGTCCACCTACGCCGCCTGGCTAGCAGGCCGAGCAAGTGTGCTTGAGCCCACAAAATCTCCACCCCTTAGCCCCGACAAAAAGGCCCTAGACCGCGCTCACGCCGCGCTGAGGCTCTGCGCTGTGCAACGGAAGGTGGAGCAGTCGTGGGACGGCGAGCACAGCATTGCAGTCTGCGGGCTCTGCAAGAACCGAGGCGGTAGGCACAAGCCGGACTGTCTCATGGTGGAGCTAGGGTCCGCCCCGGAGATTCCACCGCCCCCACCCAAGCCCGAACCGCCTGGACCTCAACTGAGAGCCGCTCGCCGAGCAATGGGTCTTACGCTCACGCCAATGGCGGCGATGCTCGACATCACTTCCGTGGACCTCTCGTCCATGGAGCAAGGCCTGCTGCGCGACCGCGCACACGTAATCCTAGACCGCCTTCGAAACCTTTAGGCCGACAAACCATGACATCCATCCCAAGACACCCAGGAGCCCGCCTAAGGCGCTCCAGAACTCTCAAGGGCCTCACCCTCACCGAGGCTGCAGACCGGCTTAGAATGCCGGCCATGAGCCTCCTATCCGTGGAACTCGGCTGCACCAACCTACAGTGGGCAACAAGCGTATTTCGACTATGGACCACCAGCCAAAAAACAAGCACTACCTAGCCTCCGAGGAGCTACCCACCCCAGACGTGATATCCGTCGAGGTTTATGGTCGCTCAATGGGCAAGGACTACAAACAACGCGCCTGGGTGCAGTGGGGTGCGAGATTCCTTGAGCCTTGGCATATCTGGCGCTATTCGGGCGTCCCAAGCACTAAGCTTCGAGACAAAGCGTCATTGCAGCGACGCAAGTGTGGGGCCGTCGCGTGCCCGAAAAGCGGCTATTTCGAGGTAAAATCATGCGCCTAATCTGCGGCATAGCGGGTTTCTCGCTCATCACTCAATCGAACCCATCCACACAGTCGGGGTCCGGGGTGCTCGGGGGTTTCAGCATGCTTCTCATCTTCATGTCCATATTCGGTGACCGGAGAGGGATGAGGCGATGATGGAGTTCCTAGCTTTCCTGTACCTTTGCGCCTGCCTGTCGAGCATGCTTCTGCTAGCGGTGGACTTATGACCCAGGCCCAAGTCGAATGTAGGTGTCTAGGCTGTAGAGAGTGGCTGCCTGTCATCGGGTTCCCGGATGAGCTAGACACCGGCTGGTGGGCTCACAATGACGCTACCTGCCCGAAGTGCGACCATCGGATGCGCCTAGGGGACTGTGAGCGAAGGAGGGTGCGGACGTGTCCAGCCTAGAGCTCGAACGCCTGATAAGAGAGGACCCGCGGATTTGCAGTGATTGCGAGGCGTTTCTCGCCGAGGGTGAACGCGACCATCAGTGCGACAACTGCCATCAGAAGGACACCGAGAGGCCTGACGGCTCGGAGTGCGGGGCAGTACTTCGGGGTTACTACAGCGGGGCGTTCGACCAGTGATGCCAATGTGGGCCCAGCTCCTACTATATCTGGTCGGTCACACCCTGGCGTGTGTGCTGTGGGAGGTCTTGGTCAGTCGAGGCAGGAGAGGGGCAGCGATGAGTAGGTGGGGCAAGGGGGAGGGGTGTGCCAAGGAGTGATGTGGGGGAGGTGTGCCAAGAGGGGGTGTGGGGGTTTGATTACTGGGCGTGCGTCAAGCGCCGTGCCAACTCAAGTGCGCGGTTAGCGACATAGTGTACCGTTGACACTAACCCAAAATTGGGCAATACTTTTTATCCGTTTCAAGGATTCCGGTATTGATGACAGAGGGTAAATGTAATCATCCAAAGAAAACAGGAGGCCGTTGCACTCTCCCCGCTGGCTTCGGTGTGCCGGATAAACTAGGCAATGGCTACTGTTTTCATCACCGCACTGTCGAAGTTCATGCCGGTTCGGTTGTTGTTCAGGCTAGCCAATTAGCAGCAGGTCCGCTAAAGAAGACAGGCGGCGACTTCTGCTATCGCATGACCACCGAGACCAGGCTAGGCGAGATAATGGATGCGATGGGGGCCGAGATGACCATGCCCGATGTATCCACTGGCACCATCGAGGTGGACCTCACCTTCGAGCTCAAGGCTGCCCGAGCTATGCTCGCCCTATTCATGGAACGCCACGCAGCGCGCGAGGATGCTCTCCTGGCGTGGCATGAGGCCCACCAGCGTGGCGACCTAGCCTCGCCTCCTCCGCGCGTACTCAATATCGTCGATGGTCACAAGGCCGTGGCGGGGGTAGCCACGCTAGCCAAGGTGATGCACGAGCTCCAACAGGCTGTACCTCGCGTGAAGTTCTTGGCTATCCTGGCGTCGATGGGAGAGAGCGTGAACCGTCACGTCGCGGACCCAGTGGCGAAGGCAGCGGTCCGGCAGGACTTTATAAATGCTTGCGCGGAGTACGTTGTATAATCTAACCTCCTCTGTCTTGCATAGTGGACACACCTACCTGTCCACTATCCCGGACACTGTCCATTATAGAGGACGGATAGAAATTATAGAGCAACTGTCTGCGGCGGTCGCGCCGAGCCTAACCCCCTCCCCCACACGCAAAATTTTTCCCCAATAAAAACCCAGACCTTTGTTTCCCCTACCCATGGAAATCTACAACGACACCCGACTATCCGCAGGAGCTAGGTTGCTCTGGCTCGCAATGCAAGGCAATATAATCGAGGATGGAAGGCCCAAGAGCACCCAGTATTTTGCCACGAAGGACTACCTAGCGGGACTGATAGGCGTGTCGGTCAACACCGCCAACCGCTACATCCGAGCACTTCGTTCTACAGGTTGGCTCTCGGCCAACGGCGACGCGTGCGTGCAGACGTGGGATCTGCACTCGCTACCCACTGGCGAAGACGAAGTCCCCACGAGAGAGAGCCCTCATGCCCAGGAAACCTAGTATCGAACTCGCCGAAGCTGCGCAGTCACCCGCGTATGGGCGAATGTCCACGGCGCAGAAAGGGTTGCTCAGTGCTGCGTTGGCGATTGAAGTCGACGAGCCCGCGCCAGTCGTGCTCACCCCGCAAGCGGCGAAGGCCGGGCAGTCGTCCTTGCTGGCGCATGTGCAGAACTGTAAGGCCACGACGGGCAAGCCCTACTTGGTGAATTGGCACCTTGAGCAGCTGGCGGCCGCGTTGGAGAAGCTCTACCGGGGCGAGATCACCCGGCTCATGGTGCTGATGCCTCCGCGTCATGGCAAGTCGGAGCTCGTGTCTCGCCACTTCCCGGCGTGGTGCTTGGGTCAGAACCCGGACGAGCAGATCATCGCGTGCTCGTATAGCGCTGATTTGGCCGCGATGATGGGCGTGGCGGTGCAGAGAATCATGCACCAGATCGAGTACTGCGAGGAATTTGGCACGCGTATTGCCGGCACGGCCAACGAGCGGCAGGCCCAAAACTCCGTGGCGAAGGCGCAGCGCCAGACGTTCTTCGAGGTGGCCAACGGCTCGGGCTACTACCTCGGAGCGGGTGTCGGCGGGCCCATCACGGGCAAGGGATTCACGCTCGGTATCATCGATGACCCGATCAAGAATAGGAAGGAGGCGGAGTCGAAGACCATCCTCGATAGCATCAACGATTGGTGGGACTCCACATTCTCCACACGTGGTGAGGGTGGTATGGCGCCCGGTGGCGAGGAGCGGATTCTTGTCACACTCACACCCTGGAACGAGGGCGATTTGTCCGGGCACATCCTTCGACAGGCGCGGGAGACGGGAGAGGACTGGGTGGTTATCCGGTTCCCTGCGCTGGCGGAGGAAGCTGCAGCCCCGTCGCCGGATGCTCTGGTCTCGCAGATCGTCGACACGCCTGACGGCTCACACATTCGCAGCCCCACACCGGACTCACCTGGCGACGGCATCGGGCCGGCGTCCGATGTAGTGAAGAGTGCGCGAGCTGCTGCCCTGGGCTCCGGGACACTAGGCCCGCTCTACATCGGCACGCCCGGGTTCTGCCACGACCCCCGCCAACCGGGCGAAGCGCTGTGGCCAGACAAGTACGGCACGCGAAAGCTTGAGGTCATCCGCGAGCGCAACGCCCGGGACTGGGCATCGCTCTACCAATGCCGGCCAGCGCCGGACAAGGGGTCGGTCTTCGAGCGCCCATGGTGGAAGTGGTACGACAGCCCGCAAGCATTGCCGGAAATGCAGAGTCGGTGTTTCAGCATCGACGCGAGTTTCAAGGACCTTTCCACATCCTCCTACTGCGTGATGCAGCTCTGGGGCGTCGTCGGCCCCGACCGGTATCTCCTGAAACAGTGGCGGCGGCGCCTGGACTTCCCGGCACTCCTGGACCTGTGCCGATCTGTCTTCCCCCTCTACCCCGAAGTCTTGACCAAGCTCATCGAGGAAAAAGCCAACGGCGCGGCTCTGATATCGATGCTCAAGGACACCTTCCCCGGCATCGTGCCCATCAATCCGCGGGACTCGAAGTTTGTGCGGGCGCTGGCGGTGCAGGATTTCGTGCGGGGCGGGAACGTCTATCTGCCACGCTTCGAGACCTGGGCCCACGAGCTGGTGGTCGAGGCCTCTGCGTTCCCCAACGGACTCCACGATGATATGGTTGATGCGATGGTGCAGATGCTGCTCCACTACCAGTACAACCCTGTGACCTTCCTTGAGGCGATGGTTGACAACTGGATGAACTAGGCACACCCATGGGCGCGAAACATAAACTCACCGACGCAACAAAGGCCGCTATCGACACGGCCAAGGCCCTGACAACCGCCGACGGATGGCAGTCGTTCATGACGAACATGGGTGTTCCGGGCAAGGACAAGGGAGCGTCGGTCCGGTTCAAGGCGCGCAATCGGCTAGACGTTGGCACCATCGATGCCGTGTATCGCCAGGATGGGCTGGCCGCGACGATGGTAGACGACATCGTCAACGAGGCCTTTCGCTGCGGCTGGCGGCTCACGTTCCCTTCGCCTGTGGGCAGTGAGGTCGCCACGACCTACAAAGGTGCGTCGCCCGACCAAGACGACAGGCAACCCACGATCAGCGACCAAGCTCTGGGCTCTGGCAAGACGGAACCCGTGCCCGCGCAGCTTGTCGCGTCTATCAATCAACGGCTCACGGAGTGGCATAAACAAACAAGCTTTCTCGACCGCTCGAAAGAGCACTTCAAGCAATCCCGCTACGCGGGCTCGGCTGTCATGGTGCTGGGTGCGGAGGACGGACGCGACCCGTCGGAGCCCCTCGACACAAACGCCAAGGGCCTCACCTTCAACTGGATGAGGTCGCTCGATAGGTTCCAAGTTAGCCCGTCCGGCTCGCTTGTCGACGACCCGGCTAGCCGTTGGTATGGCCTACCCGTCTGGTATATGACGACGTCGACGGTGATGGGCGGGGCCAGTTCAAGCTCGCTCCCCCCGGGCGGGGTTGCGGAGCTCGATGACGTTTCGCCCGCTACTGGCCAGGAGACGGCTGTAGCTGCCTTTTCGCTAAACAGTACCAACGTCCACACCTCCCGCATCTGGCGGACCGATGCAACGAAGCTCTCGGAGCGTGCGCGCTTGCACAATGGTGGCTGGGGGGAGTCCGTCCTTGACCGAACATGGGACGCGCTCTCCCACTACAACTCCGCGATGGCCGGAGTAGGAACAATTATCCAAGACTTCACGCAAGGGGTCTACGCCATCGAGGGGCTCAAGGAACTGCTAGCCTCCGAAAAGTCGGGCCTCATCCGCAAACGCTACAGTATCATGGACCAAACCAAGTCCGTGGTGAACGCGCTCATTGTGGATGCAGAAAAGGAATCATACACGCGCCAGTCGACGACCGTCACTGGTCTGCCCGAGCTGATTGATCGCTCAATGCTCTGGATGACGGCGGTCTCGGGCTCACCGATGACACGGTTGTTCGGTGTCTCACCTGGTGGGTTCGGCACGGGCGAAGCGGAGGGGCAGAACTGGCAGACGCGCGTAGGCGCGTGGCAAGGCGAGGATCTTCGTCCATTCCTCGAACACGTCTACGGGCTGCTCTTCCAGACGAAGGATTTCGCCGACGTCCCCGACGGCTGGCAGATTGATTTCAACCCTCTGCAAGTTGAGACACCCGACCAGATCTCCGACCGGCGAATGAAGAACGCCCAGTCGGATGCGATCTACATGCTCCAGGGTGCGGTCTCCCCCCGGGAAGTCGCGCACTCCCGGTTCGCTGGCTCCAAGTATGGGGAGGACATCGCGCTCGATCTCGACACGCGCCAGCGCCTAGAGGCCCAGGGCCCAGCTGGCGAGGGTCCGCCGGAGACGGCTGCGGAGGCCACGGCCGCCAACCTAAACGCCGCAGCGGAGGCCACAGCCCAGGCTAAGGACACGGTCAAGCCTACCGGCCGCGAGATTGGCAGTGCCGTGGGTATGTCCGCCATCGAGGCGGGTGGCGAGCCCGGAACTCTCGAAGCACCCGCGGCACCGGGGGGCAACGCGGACACAGCCGCATCGGTGGGTGTCGGTGCGGAAGATGTCGCAAAGACGGCCCTCAACGGGGCACAGGTCAATTCGCTCCGGGAGCTTATGGCGGATGCGGTTGCTGGTACACCGTTGGAGTCCGTCGTCGGCGTGGCGATGTTCAGCTTCCCCACCATGACCCGCGACGAAGCGCTGGCGATGTTCAAGCCGGCCGTCGACAAAGCGGTGTCGGCGCCCAAGCCAGCTCCACCGGTTGCGCCTCCGCCAATCCCACCTGCTAACCCAGAACTAGGCGAAGCAAACCCAGAACTGAACAAGCCCTAAGTGCGTACGCTGCGGCGCGCCGAGCCTAGGATTTTCGATGCCAGCACAAGACTTTCGCGCGTACCTGCCGCCACTGCCGAGCGCTTTGCCGGCAGTCCTGCAAGCCCAATGCTGCTGTCCGCTGCATCCGCTCACCCATGCGGACGGGAAGGCAAAGCCCGTGCGGAAGCGTGGCGGCAAGGTGCAGCGTCGCGGGATTACCCAGATCGATCTGAGCGGGCCGACGAAAGATTATTTCGGCGACATGACCAAGCTAACGGACGCGAGTTCGGACGCAATTCGAAAAGCTCTGCTGGCGGACATCGACAAGCTCCTACCACCGCTCGAAGACGGGGACGATGCGGAGGCTATCAAGGGGCGGTCACTAAAGCAGATCGCCAGGTCCGTCAAGCAAGCACACAAGCGTATCGAGAAGTTGCAAAGCTTCGCGGAGCGCACGGCCAAGAGCGCGGCTAGTACAACTCAACAGGTCCATAAGTCACAGCAAGCCGCGCAGCTTGCTCAGATTGGTATCGAGGTTTTCAACGAAACCCCGGGACTCCCCAAGATAATGGGCGAGTTCGTACGGGTCAACACGAAGCTCATCAAATCGATACCCAGGGACGAGCTGCGGCGCGTTGAAGCGATTTTGGTCGACGCCGTCAAGCGCGGTCGCAGGCATGAGTCTGTCGCAAAGGACATTGCGGCCGAGTTCGATATCGCCGAAAATAGAGCAGCCCTCATCGCACGGGACCAAGTAGGCAAAGCAAACTCAGACCTCTCGAAAAGCAGAATGATCGCCAATGGAGTGGACAAGGCTATCTGGAGAGTCATCGCCCCCGGTGAGTCCAGGGTGCGCGAGACGCATGCGGCAAGAGAGGGGCGAGTGTACAAGATCGCCAACGGCGTCGACGGGGTACACCCAGGCGATGAGGTCCAGTGTCGGTGCTACGCGGAGCCCCTAGTATGACCGCTGCTCAAGGTAGAGCCCGATTGCCCTCCGTCTTCTATCCGAGCGAGAGCCAGCTGGAAGACCACGCGGCGCCTTGGGTTCTCCGGCATCCAGGGGCAACGCTCACCATACTTGGTGCCATGCTGGTCATCCTGCAAGGCGCCGGCACTCACTGGTTGCACGAGCGCTCTGCGCCCGAGCGCAAGAAGAGCGAGGCGGAGATTCGAGGTATCCGCCGGGACATCCGGACGCTCGCTATTTACCAGCTCGAGGCGCAGCGTTCGAATAGGGATATACTTGCAAATCTTGCGGAGGCGCAGAACATTCACGTCGCCCGCCCGCCCGAACTCGTCGAAGCGGAAGAGAAGGCGCGGAAGCTCCGCAATAGGTGATCAATGGCTGTAGACACCTTCCCAACGGCTTGTGACCCTAGGCTCAACTTCGGGGTGGATTGCGCGGACCTTGTGCTCGTCGGACATTCATTGACGCGAGAGATTGGCTGGGACACGCCCGTCATCGACCCGGAAACGGGCAAGGAGACTTGCGCGTGGGCACCCGCGGATTTCACGGACTACGTTCCGGAGGCCGTCGTTCTAGATTCTGCAAATCAGGTTGTGGCCACATTCGAGGTTACTCCCGCGGTGGGCGACGACACGGGGACGTTTTCGCTATTCTTAGACGCCTCGGAAATCACGGAGGCTCTACGCGCCGTCGCCGTCCGGTGGCGATTCTCGGTCGATTCCGTGCCCACTAGAGAACCACTAGTCTACGCACAATTCAAGGTCACGTGATGTCGGACACCATCAGGATACGCATAAGCCAAGGACCGTCGGGTCCGCCCGGAAGTGACGGCAGCTCCACGGGTTCGGACACCACGGCGCAAACCGATAGCGACGTTGTGCCGGGCACTCCTGTGTACGCGACCATTGGCAGCCATTTTGATGTTGCTCAAGCGTCGGGACTGCCCCAAGCTCGGGCGGTGGGCCTCGCCACTTCGGCAACCCTTGCGGGCTTTGCCGCGGACGTGCAGACTCAAGACATTCTATCTCTCACGGCTGGTCAGTGGGACGCCGTCACCGGACAGGTCGGCGGGCTAACATCTGGATCGACATATTGGCTAGACTTCGTCGCGGGGCTACTCACGACCGTACCCCCAGCGCTGAGCGCCTCCACCCACAATACCCGTGTTGGCGTGGCGCTCACCAGTGTAGCTCTCGACATCAAAATCAGAGCCCCGATCAAACTGTAGAAAGACAGCACAATGGCAACCCAAATCCCACTAGTTGAAGTAAACGGCGAAATTGAACGACTGCAGCCGGGCGACGACATCGCTACCGGCGGGTCCCAGGTTACGAAAACCTACACAGCGACGTCCATCCCGGGGCAAGTTGTATACGCCGACTTCGGCACATCCGTCGCACTGGCGCAAGGAAACGCGGATGCGCCTTCCAAGATTGTGGGTCTTAGCCCGTCCGCTGTCACTGCAGCAGCCAGCGGTCCCGTGCAATACGCGGGTCCAGTCACACTCACCACGGGGGAATGGGACGCTGTAGCCGGCACTACGGGCGGCCTGACGGTTGGCGCGAAGTACTTTCTGAGCGACGTCGCGGCGGGCATGATGCTGGAACAGGGCGCATTGACAGGCATCACCCAAGGCGAATACTTGGTCGAGGTAGGAATCGCCTTGTCATCTACCGAACTGCTTTACCAACCGTCTCGCCGCGTCCGACGATAGGTCTTCTCTGTGGCTAATCACAAACCCCTCGTTGAATCGGGCGGCGAGTTGGGCAACCTCCTGGTTGCTGATCAGTTAGACGTTCCGCTAGAACAAGTGGTCGACGTTCCGGTGTACTCGGGGAGCGCGAAGAAAGTTCTAGCTGTCAACACGGGAGAGACCGCGCCCGAATGGATTAGCCACCAAGGTGTCGACGGCGCGGGCACAAACACCCACGCACAAATCGACTCGCACATTGCCAACCTGGCGAACCCGCACGGGATAACGGGTAACGAAGACCTTGTAACGGGAATAATTTCGGGCGGCCTTGTCACGATAAACGGAGGAGACGCGACGCTGGTCGATGTCGCGGCCGGTGTAGGATTGATCGTCGATTGGACTAGCGGCTCGTCCGTTAGAACTCCCGTCCCATTCGGCCCGTTCATCGGCGAGGCCATACCGGACATAACTAAGGTGTTCACGCATTTTTATGTGAACGCCGCCGGTGGTTTGGTCAAAATTAGCGGCGTTGGTCCGACGGCTATCCAGAGAAAAACACTGATCAGGCTCCAGTCGGCGATCCACGGCGGAGCAGTAATCGACGACGTAAGCACCGATCGCGGCTTAGGCTTCCAAGTCACCGCAACAATCTTGGACTACCTATACAAGATTGGCGCCCTAAATACCGACAATCGCTTTTTTGCGAACGGCGCAAACCTGCAATGTGACAAGACCTCGGGCACGACAACGCTACCGTTCGTCAATGCTACCAACGATACACAAGACGCTGCGACGAAGATAAACCCGTCCGTGTCGCCAGCAGCGAATCTACCCGTCTCGTACCGCGACGGGGTCGGCGGGTTCACGTTCAATCCAGCACTGACTACCATCGACCCCGATTTGTGGGATAATGGCAGCGGCACGCTACAATCCGTTACAACCAACGATTGGACAGTCATACGCTTCCACCATTTTGGCCTGACGAATACGTGGGTTGTAACTCCTGGACAAGCTGTCTACAACACGCTCGCCCAAGCTGAGGCGTCGGTTAACACGGAGAACCCAACGATTGATCCGGCACTAGAGACCGGGGAAAGTGTGCTTACAACATTCCTGGTTGTGAAAGAAGGCACGACGGATCTCAGCAACGCCTCCAACGCGGTGTTCCTGAACAACGTGTCATTGAACGGCGGAGCGGGGACGGGGCAAGTTGCCGGCACATACTTGGGCCTATTGGACACAGCCGATGTGGACTATGTTGGCCATGCGACCCATGTGCCTGTGGTTGACGGGTTAGAAACTAAACTAGCTCTAACTAGACTGAATCACGCAACGCATCTGGACGGGATCGGAGTGAACTCCCATGCCGTGATTGACGCGCACATTACATCGCACAACCACACCGAGTCGGACATTACCGATCTTGGCACGTACCAGCCAACGTCGGAGAAAAATGCTGCAAACGGGTACGTTGGGCTAAACGGCAGCTCGAAGATAGCAGGCACGCAGCAATTTTACGGGGCAGCGGCGGACACCGCATGCGTAGGTAATGACGGGAGGCTGAGCGACGCTCGAACACCAACCGCACACACCCACGTCGAAGCAGATATAACCGACCGACGTCTGGATGGCAGAACGTTCACCGCCGGCGAGATGGTGAGCACGTTTACGAGTGACTGGGTAGTCAGCGCGATGGCCCCTCTTGCCGACGGTGCGGATAATTTCTATCAGCTGCGGTTGATGGATGACACTGTCAGCGAGGGCGCCGGATTTCATGTCGACGTACCATCGGACGCCGTGAACATGACGATCACGACGCGGGCAGTCGCAATCGCTACACCTGCTGGGGCGGTGACAGCAACAATGCAGTTGCATTTTCGTGAGATTGCGGACAATGCAAGTCAGCCTGCGTGGAACGCCGCGGAGAATCTCACGACCATTGACCTGGCCGCGAACATCTTCCTGCTCAAGGATACAACCACGCAGACTATCACGGCCTGGGGGCTGACCGCTGGCCGGCGGTATATCGCGCAAATTGTCAGGACAGGCGGAACCCTAGTGGGTGACCTCGGGCTTGAGTCCGTGGCATGGGAGTGCACAGCGTAATGGCTCTAGAGTTCTCAAACGGTGGGGAGGCCGTGCGCTGCGGGACCGCTACAGACCTAGACGGATTCTTCGGAACCGCTATGTGGTGGATGGACATGAACACGCTCGGCGGGAATAGTGAGGGCAGAGTGCTGTCCCGTGTGGATTCCAACGAAGTTGGTGGCGCGTGGACGTTGGCAATGAATGCGTCGAGCCGATTGGTCGTCTACTCCGAATACACCGTAGGCAATGGCATATGGGTCTCGCCGGTCAATTCCTTGCAAGTCGGCAACTGGTATCACGTCGCGGTTGTGTGGGATAGGGAGAACGCTGGCAGTGACGTCCCACTGGTCTACATTGACGGTGCCAGCGTCACCGTCTCGGCCTTGTTGTCGCCTAGCGGTACAGTGCTGTCAGACGCCGGCAAGGAGCTCATTATCGGCGACCGGTTCGACGATCTTGCGGGCGGTAATGTGGGCTTCGACGGTCGAATCGCTGATATGCGAATGTACACCGATCTCATGCCCGCAGATCGAATAGCGTCAATCTACGCCGCCCAAGGTACGGACAGGGATGTGACTAGTCTACTTAGGCGCTGGCCTATGCAGAGCGCCAACGCGCCCGGGAAGGATTACTCGGACGCCCAAGATAATGGGATACTCACAACTCCCTCCTCGCCACTCATCGCAGACGACCGGCTGACCATTCGAGGGTGACAACATGCCAGACGTGATTCATCGCACAACCAGAGACGCCCGTGGCGCATTGCTCCAGCGGAGTAGCATGCACGCTCCTGGCGCTGAGTGGTTATCGAGCCCCACATTCGCGCAAGTCCAGGGAATCCCTCGCAAGTACTGGAAAGTCGCAGGCGAGACCGTCGTGGAAATGACCATCGCAGAGAAGTCCGCGATGAACACCTTGCTGCGGCAGGCCAGGCGAAGCAGCCAGCAGCAGCGGGTCGAGGATGGTTTGGCCACGGACGGTCTCGTGGCGGGCCTTGACCGATCCGTCGTCGTGACGGGCCTTGAGCTCCGCGTCTCAGTCGGCGACTTGCTTACCGATGACCTGACTGTGCTGGCAGCGGACCCCGTGTCGCAGAAGCACGTGCGCGCCCTGCTAGTGCGTCGCATGGCAAGCCCAGCGCCTGTGCATGTCGTACTCGTCCTTGAGCGGACGGACGGTCTATTTGCCAGCCTGACGCGGCAGGAGACCACTATTGCTGTCCTCGGTGACTGGACCATATCCCCCAACGGCGCAGAATTGATGGCAGCATAATGGGCGAGATTCGAGCACAGAGACGAGATTTCGCCGGAGAGGCGGAGGCCCTGGCCACGGCTGCCAGCAACCTAGCAGGCCTCCGGCAGGCGGTCGTTCTGCTCGCCCGCGGCCAGGCCCGTCAGGACCGGCGCGACGAGTACATCACCGATCAACTACGCTTGCAGAGAGGTCGGGGGCTCTAGACCCCCGCCGCTCCTTGTCCGCTCCTTGTCCGCTCATCGCTAATCGCCTAACCTAGACAGAGTACCAATGTTGCAAACCGTCACACGTTTCGACCGCGCCGACATGGCGACCCGGAAACCGGAGACCGACCAGTGGGGGAACCTAATTGTCGAGGCGGTCGTGTGCAAGCCGGGTGTGTACAAATACCGCCAAGCCGACGGCACGATGCGACGCGAGCTCAAGCCGCCCGAGGAAGTATTCGCCGCGGACCACATGGCGTCCGTGCGGCATGCTGTCGTGACAGACGAGCATCTTCCGGGCCAGCAACCAGTCAACCCGAACAACGCTCGCCAGTTCACCCGCGGGCATGGGTTCGAAGCTCGTGAGAGCCACGCCGTCCTAGTCGCTCGCATGAAGGTGACGGACGGGGAGTTGATTGGCGAGATCACCAGCGGGCGCAAGACGGGCGTGTCGCTCGGGCTCAACTGTACGATTGACCACACTCCAGGGATCTGGAACGGTGAAGCCTACGACGTCGTGCAGCGCGGAATGTTTACCAACCAGATATCTGTGACTGGCAACCCAAGAATTGCAGACGCAACAATCCGCATGGATTCCGCGGACGCGGTAATGGTGGACGACCCACCAAAGACAGGAAACAAACCAATGGCAACTATGCAACTCACCGTAGGTGATTCTATCCTAGAGGTAGAGCCTGGCGCAGGGTCGGTTATCAAGACACGACTAACCGCGCTAGACTCGGAAATCTCTCAACTCAGAGCGGAGGTCAAGTCGGTCGCCGCGGAGCGTGATACCGCTCAAGCGCAGCGCGACACGGCTGTCGAAGGCCTCAAGGGCAAGGAGGGTCTGACCGTCGACGCTGCGGACATCCCCGCTCTCTTCGCAGCTAGACGGGACCTCATGTCCGACGCCGCGCATCTATTGGACGAGGCGCAGCTCAAGACCGCGGACAGCTTGTCGGACAGCGAAGTCCGCAAGCTCGCAGTCACCGAGGCCGCAGAGAAGCTTACCAACGACTCGGATGATTACATCCAAGCGCGGTTCGACTCGCTTGTTGAGATCAAGAAATCCGCGAACAATGGCAAGCTTGCGCAAGCACTAGCATCACCGGCGCCGCTCGCAACTCCACAGACCGGCGGCGACTCCTACGTCGCGCGCATCAACAAAGGTTTGCAAGCTGTAGACAGCTTGCACAAGAGAGGCGTCGGCGGCATGCGTCGGCAGGAAGGCTAACCCCAATGGCACAACTAGCAGGAACATACACGGAGCAGCTCTCGCCGGCTTTGGAAGGTCTCGCCGCCGACGGCTCTGTTGACCAGTTTATTCGGACTCTCACCGACCCAAACAACGCGACCTTGTTTGGCCGCGCAATCGTGCAAGCCACGGGCGCGACCGACGGGGAGCTCGGGAACACACCGAACGGCACCGACGGGGTATTCGTTGGCGTGAGTCGCCGCACCCATGACGTCGAAGCGAGCCAAGTACCGCTGGCCACCGAGGCGGTTCCCGCCACGCAGCCGATCAACGTCATGACAAAGGGCCGCTTCTGGGTCCGTCCGGAAACCGTGGTGACCGCTCTGGATTCCCCGGTGTACTATCGGCATTCGAATGCTGGTGCCTCGCCCGAGGGTGTCGGCCGATTCCGTCACGACAACGACGCGGCATCCGGAGACGTCACGCTCATCCCGGCCACCGCCGCCCGTTGGCGGAGGATCAACACAGCGGCCGGCGAAGGCGATGGCGGGCTTGCTGTTCTAGAGATTAACCTGCCTTAGTGCTAGGCTAGGAGAAAAGATTATGTCAAAAGAAACTGACCAACTCCCGGTCTACGTAAAGATTGCCGAGTACCCTAAACAGGGCCTTGAGGCCTTGGGCGTCGCCGACTCACAAAGCAACCTATTTTTCGCGCGAGAGCTTGAACATATCATTCCGGAAATGTTTGAGGTCGAACACGCGCGAATCAACGCGCGGCAGATTTTCCCTATCGACCGCTCCGCCGGGCCTCTCGCAAAGATCATCACATACCGCCAGTTCACGAAGGTGGGCTCCGCGAAGATCCTGACCGACTACGCCGACGACATTCCGTTGGTGCAGGTCCACGGCGAAGAGTTCACGGGTAACGTGAGAACTATCGGCAACGCGGCGGTATGGTCCGTCGATGAGATCGACGATTCCGCAAGTCTTGGCCGGCCTCTCGACAGGCTGCAAACCGACACAGCGCGCGAGGCAATTCTCCGCACGGAGAACGATATCGCATTCAATGGTGACGCAACTCATGGCCTTGTCGGGCTCTTCACGGACCCGAATATTCCTACGACCACAGTTGTCAACGGTGGCGGTGGTACCACGCCATGGTCCACGAAAACCGGGCTAGAGATGGTCGCGGACATGGCCGCGTGTGTGGACGAGATTCCAACGACTACCGGCGACGTTGAGGCGGCGGCTAGATTGCTCATCGCGTCACGAGCTTATCGTCTCGCAAAAAACACGCACATCAACGCTGGGGGTAGCACAGTGAGCGCCCTAAAGTGGTTTGTCGACAACAACGATGTTGAGGTTGTGCCCATCCGCGAGTTTGAGGGTATCGGCCCCGCCAGCACGGACGGCATGATGGCCTACACTCCAGACGTCAAAAAGATCCGCATGAACGTGACAATGGAGATCGAGCAACGCCCTCCGCAGGAGCGAGACCTCGCAGTCAAAGTTATCTACCGCGAGAAGTTCGGCGGCCTGACCGTTCACAAACCGCTGTCGCTCCACATTTGCGACGGTCTCTAGGATTCGACTATGCCAAAACCCACCAGCACCAAGAAACCTGCCGCGTCCGTCGACGTGTACAACCATACCACGCGTCGCCTAGGGTGTTATCTCGCCATGGGCAAAGACGCCCACGGCCAAGTCCGGCCACAAAGGTTAGTCGCCTTTGTGCCCGGCAACAACAAAATGCCCAAGGCCGACCTAGACGCGTGCCAAGCCAACGCAACGTTCCTTGAGAACTTCAGTGTCCGCGAAGTCTTGGGCCGCACGGGCAAGAAGATCAAGCGCAAAAACTTGGACGTCGGACGAACCGACCCGCTGCAAGCGTCCGAGGAAGATAAGCTTGCGCAGCAACTTGAGGCGGCCCGCAAGGCTGCCGCAGCCGGAGCCTAGCCCATGACAGCGATCGCCACAGTAGACAGCGTCCGAAACAGAGATTTGCTGAACGAGCTCATCGATGTGTCGGACGGATTCATCCAATGCGTATTGGATGACGAAGCTGCCTGCCTGGTTGGCGATCTATGGGGCACCTTGCGTGCTACAGGCGAAGCGCTTGCGGCTGGGCACATCGCCTTGCAAGCGCTCGAAGGTTCAGGCGGACCGTCCGGGCCGGTGGTGTCAGAGTCGGCTGGTGGTCTCTCTCGCAGCTACGCCGCGCCCGGAGGTCTTAGCCGTTCAGATAGCGAGTGGGCGACGACGACGTTCGGCCAAAGGTTCTTGCGTCTTCGCGCCACGCTACCCGCATCACCCGCGGTGTTGGGGGTAGACTAATGGGCCGGAGCTCGATCAAAGACATCGACCGCGGCTGGAAAAATATCGGCCGGAACCTCAGCGCCTACTCTAAGAAAACGATCTACGTGGGCCTCCCGCGTGAGAAGCCTGGACCGACCACCGACGAGGGCTACTCGATGGCAGAGATAGGTGCGCTCCATGAGTTCGGCTCCCTGGATGGGCACGTACCCGAACGAAAATGGCTCCGCTCCGCCGTGGATCACTTTCGTTCCGCCATCACCGAGCGCTACGTGAAATTGTGGGAACGCATCATGCGGGGCAACTACGTCGACGTCGACGAGGGGTTCAACCGCATTGGCATGTTCGGAGTCTCGCGCATTCGAGAGTACATCCGCAAGGTGGGCCCCGGTATCTGGCGCCCTCTCAGCGCTTTCACAATCGAACGCAAGCTATCCGACCGTCCGCTTATCAACACCGGCCAGCTCATGCAAAGCATTACCTATATCGTGACGGGCAAAAAGGACAATCGTGTCTAACCCCGAGAATCAATTTGAAACGCTGTCCGGCGCGGAGCTTCTCACCGCATGGGGAGACTACCTACAAGGGAAGGTCGACAAGCGTGGGGGTGCCGTGTCGGCAGCGGGGAGCAACACTAGGCTATCCGCGAGCTGGATGAACCTCGTCGATGACCTAATGCTGACCGTGGCGAACGGTGGGATCCAGACGACCCAGACCGTCGACAATACCGCGAGCCCCACCGTTATCCCCGCGCTAACAGTTGGGAGCACGCACTCGTTTACGGTCGACGTTCCAACGACCTACAACACGGTCGAGCTCACATGGTGGTCGCTTACGCGTACCGGAGAATCCAATGCCCCCGACGGGCTGGAGTTCTCGATGTTCTCGCGCACCGGGCTCTCACCGTCAGAACTGATGCTGCACGCCGAGCTGCCCGAGGGCAATGTCGCTGGCGCGCTGGACTTCTCGCCAACGGATGGCAACCGAGTCCTACGCGACGCCTACGCCCGGGAGCTTGAGGAGATCGTCACAGACACGCGGCGCGTGTATTGCTGGATAAAGAATACCGGCAGCCTCTCGTCCCCGGAAATGCAGTTCGCCTACGCGGCGAAGACCTACGACCTAGCGCTCACCGAGATTCCAGTCCAGGGCATACCAATCTAGACATGGCCGTTCTTCGCACACTCTCGCGCACCATCAGAGCATTCCGTCACAAAGGCGGATTGCAGGTGGAGCGCCACGACTCGACAGGCCGGAACGCCTACGGTGAGGACAGCTCTGCCGTGGTCAATTTGTTCCGGCTCGACCCCGTCGTGGTGCAGCCGCTTGAGGGTGCCGACCTCCTGCAAGTGCCGGCGGGCCAGCGGGACCGCGAACGCGTGCTTGTCCACGCATGCCAAAAAGTCCGGATCTCTCGTGGCGGTTCGACGATGGGCGCGGATGTGCTGCTCTACGCGCCGGTGCCTGGAGGCCCCACGCATCGCTACGTCTTCGAGACTGCCGAGCCGTGGGTTGCGCAAGCCGGCTTCTGGCGATGTCGCGCAGTGCGGCTAGAGGGGGACGGCACATGATTGGCCCCGTCGTACGCATCGACCTGCTCCAGCGCACGCTGGTGAGCGTCTTCGCTGCCGAGCTGGGCATCCCTGTCATCTTCGGCAAGAGCAATCTCCCACGCCCGCCACGGCCCTATGGGCGCATCGACCTGACGTCTGGCCCCTCGCGTCGCACAATCGGGCACGATCGCACACGCAGCGTCACAGAGTCCGCCTACCTACTGGATGTCCCCGCGACTCCCACGGTGGGCAGCACTGCATTGGTACGCGTAAACGGCGTTCCGCTGTGGCGCACGGTCCCAGCGGGTGAAACGCAGACGACCCTTCGAGACGCGATGGTCGTGCTGGTCAACGGCGACCGCGAGCCCGCGACCGCGGAGGCAGCATCGGCCACGCAGATTCGAGTCACCGAGGCCGAGCCCGGCTCCCTCATCTCGCTGGTGTCGTCCTTCCCCGCGAATGTAGACGCCGGGTCCACACAGTCGTGCGTGGAGCTCTTGCATGCTGTGCACAGCTGCACACTTGATTTCCAGATCTACGGCGCCGACAATCGCATCGGCACGGACCGGGCTGCGGGTGACTTGATGGGCAAGGTGCAGGCTATCCTTGACCTTCGACGGACACTCCGCGAGTTCGAAGACCAGCGCCTCACGGTCAACACCTCCACGGAACCTACGGACCTGGGCGACCTCGAAGACGGTGGCGCGATATTCGAGAGCCGCTACACAATCGGGCTCCAAGCTTGGATCACCTCGATGTATTCTGAGGTCATCGACACAATTGAAACCGTTGAGGGCGAATTGCAAATCAACGGCACGGATGTACCATTTACCACCGCGACATAGGGACGGACCATGGCAGTACCAATCGAGAGAATAGTAAACGTGACGGTCACCAAGACCAGCGCGGCCGTGAGCCGGCAAGGTTTCGGCACACCCCTTGGTGTGCACCAAGTGGCAGACACAATCCAGGCGAATAGATTTCAGACCTATTCGTCCCAGCAAGAGCTGATTGACGCGGGCTTTGCTACGGACAGCTCCGCGGTTGAGTGGGCCGGGGTGATCAAGTCCCAGAACCCAGCGCCCGTACAGTTCGCCATCGGCCGCAGAGTCCCCGGCACGCCGAAAACCTACGACGTGACCATCACTGCGCCCGACGTTGGCAGCTGGGTGTTCAATGTCGCCGATGCTGCGGCGAGTTATTCGAAGGACTACGGCGTAGTTGTCACGGCCCTCGATACGAACGAGACCATCGCGGAAAAGATTCGCACGCAAGTCGAGCAAGACGAGTTCGCTATCATCACGGTGCCGGCTGGGCCTATCGCTGTGGCGACGTTCAAGACCACCGCCGGGATCTCTGGCGTGGACTACACGCTCACGCTCACCCCGGCCGGGGCGGGCACGGGGACGACGGTCATCGACGACGCCAACGTAAACCCGGAAGCGCTGGCCACATGCTTGACGGCTATCAACTCCGAGAACGCCAAGGACTGGTTCCTCTTTACCATCGACACACGAACCGATGCGGACCTAACGGCCGCGGCGTCCTTCGCTTCGTCGAATAGGTTTCTGAAAATGTTTGTCGGCCAGACCAAGTCCGACGACATGAGGACCGGGACCACGCCGAATATCGGCGACACCCTGGGCGCGCTATCGTATACGAACGTTGTGCTGATGTGGCACGGTGCCGACTTGAGCTACCTTGATGCAGCCATGACAGGCGTCGCGGCTGCGGCAGACCTCGATGCAGAGAACGGGGCCATCACTTGGGCGAACAAACAACTCGTCGGCGTGGCCACGTCGGACCTGCAAACCGGCGACATCAACAACGTCGTGGCGCAGAACGGCAACGTCTACGTCGAAATCGCTAGCCGTGGCGTCACCCTAGACGGCAAGTCCGTAGAGGGCGAGTTCGCGGATGTCGAAACGACAATGGCCTGGGCCAAGGCGCGCGTTCAGGAGGCGGTGTTTAGCGTCATCGCTACGACGCCAACGAAGATCCCATACGAGGACGACGGCATCGCAGCCCTCCAAGCGGCGTCACAGGGTGTCATGCGTGCGGGTGTCAAGATACGCCACTTCTCTGGCGACGACCCAGCCTACCCGCGCACGCGTGTTCCAACGGCCGCAGAGGTTCGGGCAAACCTACCCGCCGACGTGACGAGCCGCGTGCTGCGGAACGTCATCAGCGAGGCGAAGATCTCCGGAGCAATCCACTCAACGGTGCAAAGCGTGCTGATAAGCGTGTAAGGAAATCATGGGCGCACTCAAAAAATACGACCCTAAGAAAGTCTCGGTCACCTTCCGAGGTGTCTCGCTAAACTCCGGGATTATCGACGGCTCATTCGTCACGTTTTCACGTGCGAACCGAAACTCTTCGCTCAACACAGGCGCGGACGGGGGCTCGACTCTCATCATCAACAACAACCGCAACACGGTTGTAACGTTGTCGCTGCGCGCTGGCTCGGACACGAACGACTACCTGTCGGACATCGTGCTAGAGGATGAAGCCGACAACGACACGAAGACCATCGGCACCTTGCAAATAAAGGACATGACCGGCAAGACTCTGCACATTGACGAAGAGGCCTCGCTCGATGGTCCCCCCGATGGTGAGTACGCCACCGAGGAGTCAGAGAACGGCTGGAACTTCAACTGTCCCAGCATGAGGATCGACGCCCGAGGCAGCAACGCCGCGGCGGGCTAGTAGCACATGGCCGTCAACGTAGCATCCGGAGGCATTGCCGATCTCGGAGACGTGGGGCCCGACAAGGCTCCGGCGTATGGCAATCGCCTATTGAAGTACAATCCCCGTGAGGTCAAGTTGATTTTCGGGGGGCTGCCTGTACACATAGGCGCAGCTGCGGGGACGTTTATCACCATCGAGCGCACCAAACCTTCGTACAAACTACTCAAGGGCACCGACGGCGAAGGCACGAGGATACGCACACAAGACTTCTCTTCGACGCTACGCCTCACAATCCGCAAGGGCTCGGGCATCAACGACGCCCTATCCGAGCTGTCCGCTGCGGACGATCTTACGGGAGCCGTGGCCCTGCCGCTCTACTTGACAGACTGGAACGGCCGCTCTAGGTATATCGCACCGATTGCTTTTCTTGAGCAACCGGTCGACACTGAGTTCAGCACCGAGGAAGGTGCCAACACGTGGACCTTCCTATGTGACACGTGGCTACCATTCACGGGTGGCCTAAACTACGCTATGGCAGCCTCCCCACCAGGGGCTTAAAACAGAAAGCCGACATGAGAGAACTGAAATGGAAAGAGATAGACGGCGTCAACTACGAATGTAGAATGATGCCAGCGACCGTAGCCCAGAAAACACTAATCCGACTGGGCGATGTCCTAGGCGAACCACTGGTCCGCACCATCGCGTCGGGCTTCGAGGGGGGTCTGGACAGTGGTCTTGAGCGCGTAGTCGATGCCGGGGCGATGCTCCTCATGTCGAAGCTAACGCCCGACAGCTCCGACGAAATCATTAAAACGTTGCTCGATGGCGTGCGCCCCGAAGGCGAGGGCGACCTCTCCAACAAAAAGCTTTTTGATGAGCACTTTGCAGGTAAAATAAAAACTCTCTACATCGTGTGCATGTGGTCCATCCAGGTTAACTACGACGATTTTTTCGTCGCCGCCCGTTCAAGCCCCGCACTATCCGGGGTTCTGGAACGGGCAGACGGGGCCTTGTCAGCGCTAACTGCAATCCTGAAATCTGGAATCTCGTCATCAGCGGCGACAACGTCAACCTCCAGAACCTCGTCGCCCTCCAGCAAGACCTGAGTATCAACGACATGTGCGATGCTATCGAGTATCAGCATGTCGTCAGGTCTTGGGCACACGCCGCAGAACTAGACGCCAAGGATCCAACGAAGGACTAGACAATGGGAATCACCGTCCGCGAACTAATCACGAAGCTGTCCGTCGATGGTGACAAGGCTATCGACGACTTGTCACGCTTCGGGCTGGCGGTCAACGGAGCGAAGGCGGCGCTTGGGTTGTTGACCCAGGGCTTCGACGCGGCGCGACAAATCGCGTTTGGGTTTGTCGCGGAGCAGACGAAGGCGGCCGACGAAATCGCAAAGACTGCAAGATCGATGGGCATGCAAGCCACGGAGCTGCAGCGCCTGATCTTCGCTGGTGAGCAAGCCGGCGTACCGATGCAGAACCTGATCAAGTCCTCGCAGAATCTAGCGAGGAACCTTCGAGACGCGGCGGCAGGAGGTGGCAAGCCCTTCGTCCTGGCTCTGAAACAGATGGGTCTGAAGACCAAGGACTTGATTGGCCTCAAGTATGAGGACCAGTTAGCCAAGATTGGCGAGGGGCTTCGAACTTTGCCCGGCGACCAGATGCGGCTAGCCACGTCGGCGCGAGTTCTAGGTGAGGAAGCCGGGCCGAAGTTCGCGTCCTTCCTCAAACTAAGCACAGACGAGATCAAGGCCTTAGGCAATGAAGCGGAACGCCTCGGGTTTATCATTGGCGACGATGGGCTCAAGGCGGCCGAAGATTACCAGGATACGCTAAACAAGCTATCTAACACCGCGAAAGGGCTCAAGCGCGCCATCGGTGTCGAGGTAGCCCCGGCGATAGAGAAGACAGTAAAGCGAATTAATGAGTGGCTCATCGCTAACCGCAAGATGATTCGGCAGAAGACAAAGCAGTTTTTACTAGCCGTCGCCAACGTAGTTGAACAGGTCATCGACAACTTTGAAAAATGGGCTAGTGACCTATCGGACTTTGTACGCCTCGCGGGTCGCGCAATAGGGATTTTTCGGGACATGGTTGACGGTGTAGGAGGCCTGGAGAATGCGCTCAAGCTCGCGGCAATAGCCTGGACCGTCTACAAGGTGGCCCAGGCAACAGCGCTTGGGCCCCTAGGCCTTGCCTTGATAGCCGTCACAGGTCTCGCCGCGGCCTTCCTAGATGTCGAAAGCAACGCGGACAAGGCATCTCGAGCGCAGAAAGATTTCGGGCAAAAAGAATTCTTAGGCTCCGGGCGAGTCTCCGACGGGCGCAGGGAATCCCTTATAAGCCGCTTTTTGGAGCAGGGCGATCAGTCTCGCCAGCAGGCCGGAGTAGGCGAGGACCTACTATTTGACCTGTCAATGCTTAGCGGGTCGGATCTCACGGAGATATTCGACCGCGTCAATTCCCAGAGGCTACTAAAGCACGGCAAGGCACGCGAGGATTTCGTCCGCTTCGTGCGAGCGACTCGTCATCAGGTCAGCACTGTGATCGGCATGGCCAAAGAGGATGAGCGCAAAGAGGAATTGGCAAAGGAAAAGGCGCACGCGAAAAAACGCGCGGACGCCTCGGCCGAGGAGATGCGCAAGGCCTACGCAAAGCTCCGCCGGTTGGCGAACACGCAAAAAGGCGGCGACGGACCGGGCTCCATCGGAGACGCCGAACTGTTCAAGCTCATCGACGTAGCCGCGTCACAAGGCCGGTCGCTGACGGGACTGATAGGCACCCGCAAAATCGAAGGCGGTACCCCGCCCGTAGTGGCAGTCAAGATTATCAAGACCACCGTCACCCAGCAGATCGATGCGCCCATCACGGTGACCGGAGTACCTGGCGAAGGTGCCGAGGAGCTGTCTGACCGTGTGCTCGAAGGTGTGCGGGAGATCTGGAGGGGCGAAGTTGAGGAAGCTCTAGAGGAACTGACACCGGCGTTTGGGAGATAGTTATGGTGGCCGAAACCGATATAGACGACGTGGAGCTCCTCGAATTGATTGCCGAAGCCGAGCGGTCGTGCGTGTCGCTGACAAGTTTGATAGGTCCGCGCAGGCTTGCTAAGTCGGGGCCTCCCATAATCTCCATTACCCGGCCCCACCTGTTCACGGCCTACGTCTTGGCACTCGCCGGGCTGACACCTAGCAAGGAGGTGAGGTAACCATGGCCGCGAGCATCCAGCCCCAGGACATCATCACGCCAACGTCCATCACGCTTGTGCGTAAGGACCCCTTGCAAGATTTGCCCGCGTCCGTGGGCGGTCGAGAGAGGCTCCGCGGTTTCGTTGAGGCGGTCTCTCTGGTGGCGAGCCCCAAGACCGACAAAGACAAGTTCCGCCCTGACGTTACGATGCGCCAGAGGCATGCCATGCAAACCACGTTTACGCGGCTGCCCGTGCAGCGTGGGGCGAACGTGACCGACCACAGCTACGAGCGCCCGCCGGTCCTGCAGTTCACGGGTTTCATCACGGAGACACCGTTTATCGACATCACGTCGGCGCTCTCGCTCGCTGGCCGCCTGCCGGGGACTAGCCGCGTGCAGTCGCAACTGCGCGTGCTCGAAGGATTCTACAATCTCCGGGAGCCCCTATTCGTTTCGACATCCGTCCGACCCTACGACAACATGGCGATCTCGACGTTCGTCGTAGACAAGAACCCAGACACCGGAGCGGCCGTACAGGTCACGCTCACTCTACAGCAGATCACAACCGTCGACACCCTGCAAATCGAACCTATCCCGGACACTCTTTTCGACCAGCTCGGCTATTCGGGCATTGAAGTCGCGACCTCGACGGCGAGCTAATGGCCACGCATATCATACCAACGCCCCCCGTCGGCCGCTTCCGGTGGATGCTCCGCCGCGAGTTCGAAGGCCGGTTCTATCGCTTGCTCTTCCGCTGGAACCGGCGCGCCGGCTTCTGGTTCGTAGACTTCGGCACGGACCGAAACACCGCGCTCGTTCGCAGCGCGAAGATGAATCTACGCAGCGACATCCTCGCACCCTACAAGTACCGCGACGTCCCACAGGGCATCCTAAGCGTAGTCGACAGCTCGGGCGATAATGTCGAGCCCACGCTGGCGGACTTCGGCACGCGTGTCGTGCTAGAGTACACCGACGCCGTGGTCACGGACCCAACCATCCCAGACCCCGACGAGATACTCCCGGATTGATGGGCAGCAAGCGCCAATATCAGCGACACCTCAAGTTGGTGTATGGAAATCCGGAGCTCAACACGAGCTCGGAAGGTCCGTCGCGTGCGTTCACGATCGACACCTACGCCGGTCGGGGGCTGCGCGTGACTTTCAAGGCGAGCCGGAACAATCGTGGTGAGCCGGACCGCTGCACAATCGAGATCTACAATCTCCCAGAGACGCTACGCAACAGCCTCAAGCTCGACCTAGAGGCGCAGCGACTCGCGCGTGCGGAGGCCCAGAAAGCCTTCGCGGAAACTCCGGACGGCATCGTCGAAGTGTCGGACGAGCGGCGAGCTAGAAACCTGCGCGAAATCTCCGACGCGTTCCGGGTCAATCTCTTTGTCGGCTACGGTCCGGACGCTACCGACCTCACCCTACTATTCCGCGGCGATTTGCTTGACGTGCAACCCAACGTTCGACGCGGCGGCGTGGAGACTATCACGCGGATCAAGCTGGGTGACACGCTGCTAGCACTGCGCGACGGGTACATGCGGCAAAGCTTCGGGGCTGGGGCGAACCTCGCAGGCGTTATCGAAGGCGCAGCGAGAGCCGCAGCGCTCGACGTTGACGCGGGTTCGAAAGTACTGATTTCGCAAATCCTCCCCAACGCAGTCACGACCAAAGTGGCAAACGGCTGGGTCGCTGCCGGTCGTGTGGGCGACACGATCACAGAGCTGATAGACCAGTTTGGGCTACAATGGTGGGTGCGCGAGGGCACAATATACTTCGCCGCGCAAGGTGCCACGCTTGACGATTTCGCTCTACAGTTCACCGAGGGTGTCGACATCCTAGACTATGCCGAGACCGGTGTTTATGACGACATACGTGCTCGGGTACTCCTAAATCCTGACGTCGTTCCGGGGCGAGGCGTACGACTGCGGATGCGCAATACCGCCGCTGGGCGCAGCGCTTCTACCTTCGCAACCGCCTTCGAGGACTTCGGCTACCGAATCGACCAAGCCGACTACCAGGGAGACACCCACGGCCCGGCATGGTGGGCGGACTTCCTAGGCGCAGGCGCAGATTCCCGAATCCTGGCGCCGTCTGGCGAGTTCACTCACAGCGACTTCACCACAGACGACGTGATCGCTGAGCTAGAGAGAGAGCGCGCATGACCTCGCAAGCTCTACAGACGGCACTGATACCCCCGCGCAAAGGTCGGAGGCTCGTGCACGCGCTACAAGCCGCGGTGCGCAAGACCAAGCTAGAGCTCAACGTCGCGTACCCCTGCGAGGTCACGGCCTTCGACCCCACGACACAGTTGGTCAACGTCGTCGTGGACTTCTCGCACGTACTGTCGAGCGATGACGTCGAGCAACCGCTAGAACCGGAGACGCTGGAGAATATTCTTGTGAGCTTCGAGGGCCAGGCCCGGCCGAGTGGGGGGTATCTCACATTCCCGATCGCCGCTGGCGATAAGGGCTACGTCACCGTGTTCGACCGCTCCGTCGACCGGTGGATCGACACGGGCATCGGTGGCGACCCGCAGCTCCGGCACACACACAGCCGCATCGACGGCGTGTTCAAGCCCCTGCGCGACTTGACGCGCTCGATACCTTCCTTCGACGAGGCTGCGGCGGTGCTCGAACACAGCTGTATCAAGCTTGGCATGGGCGCCACCGAGGCGGCTGTTCTGGGTGATATCATGAAAGCTTGGGCCGATAGCTTCGTGACCTGGGCGTCTACCCACACGCACACCTACAGCCCTGGCCCCAGCCCACCAGCACCAACAACGCCG